GTGCCCAACAACCACATTACCACTCGCATCAATAACTACCGGCGTTGCATCAGGGTTAGTCGAGTCCTCAACCAACAAAGCATTGCCTGTGCCAAGCTGAGTGATTCGCAGGGCAGCGTTGGTGTTGTCTGTTGTGGAAACAACTGTGGCATTGCTGAATGTAGCGATACCAGTGGTGTCTGCCAGAACAATGCTGGCTGTGCCGTCCTTGGCCTTGATATTGGTTACTTCAAGGTTGGTTGTGTCAACCGTTGTTGCGTTGACGGTAGTGATGTTGCCCGTTGTGGAGGCCAGCGTGGTGATAGTCATCACGCCAGTGGAGTCAGCAATTGTTGCAGACGCAGTGCCGTCCTTGGCCTTGATATTGGTTACTTCAAGGTTGGTCAGATCAAGCGACCCAGTTAGAACAATGTTGCCACCAACCGTAGCATCACCCGCCAAGAACAAGTTACGAGGGCGTGTAGCACCCGTTGCACCAATGTCGTAAGTGTTGTCAGTGAAGATTAAGTTGCTGGCAATTGTGCCATTCACCGTTACGCTGTCTGCTGCCGCATCACCAAGGGTGGTGTTGCCTGTGCTGGTAAGTGTAGTGAATGCACCAGTGCTTGCTGTTGTAGCACCTACAGTGCCGTTGATGTTGATGGAAGCTGTACCAGTGAGGTTGGTTACAGTGCCAGACGATGGAGTGCCTAACACCCCACCATTGATGACAGGAGCGCCAGCAGTGCCTACGTTAACAGCCAAAGCCGTTGCAACACTAGTACCAAGACCGCTGACACCTGTGGAGATGGGCAAGCCTGTAGCATTAGTTAGCGTTGCGCTTGTAGGAGTACCAAGCACTGGAGTGACCAGCGTAGGGCTGGTAGACATCACTACATTACCTGTACCAGTGATGGCATTACTTACCAATCCTTTAGACGCATCAGTGAACACAGCCTGAGAAGCAGTGAGAGAAGACAGCACAGGTTGTGCCGTAAGAGTAGTTACACCGGTAATAGCAGCAGTGCCAGACAGGTGCAAGTTCTTAAACTTCAAAGCAGCAGAGCCAACATCAACAGCATTGTTTGTCTTTGGGGTAACAGCAGTTGAGCTGACAGTTACGTCTTGCAAAGGACCAAGAGCCAAGATAGGTGCGCCATTACCAGCAGTGCCATCATGGACGTGACCAGTAGCTGAATTGAAAGCGTCTTGAACGCCATCAAACTCGTTGTCGAGATCACTAGCGTTAATAATGTTACCGTCAGCAATGTTATTGCTAGTGTCTTTTCTTACATATCCAGCCATGTTTATTTCCTTTAAGTCTACAGTTATATCAGAATTAGCGTCTATCGTGAGTAGAGAACTCAATAGTTGCAGCGTCTAAAGAGAACGGAGGGTTCTGACCATTTGATACAAATTGTAATGATGCACTAAAACCTGAACCAACCATTTGTGTTTCAAACTGCTTTTTCAATCTAGTTCCGTATTTAGCAACACCATAGGTGTTACCAATCTCTCCATAAAAACCAACAACGCCTGTATCATTTGAAATTGAGATTGTGTTAGGTTGGATGCTACCGGCATCGTCAAAGTCAAGTTTCAAGTTTACAGAAGTAGTAAGACTGCCACGTGGGTCTGTGTATAAAACCATCTTATAAAATGTTTTACGGACACGAGCATCATTAATATAGACAAACGGAGTTGCAAAAGAAGCAAGAATATTTGATCCATTAAAGCTACTGCCTTCTTCCATCTTATAAACAAATCCATCTTCAAAAGCAAAAACAATTGTTTCTGTCTGACTAACATAGTCACCATCAGCTACATAAGATTTAATACCAACAATCTCACCCCATGACATTACATTTGTTTCGTTGCCTAATGTCTGAGTCCCTAATACTCCTACAGCTGCTGAAGTAGATACATTACTATTATAACCAAAAATACGATACTGAGATTTTTGTTTGATGACACAGCTTGAAAAAGATGAACTACTTGAAATTAAGGAAGTCATCTCCGACTGTATCGGTTTAGATACAACACCTAAGTTAAAGTCACCGACACGATCAGTGGCACCAAGCAGCCTCAATCCTTCTGGACCTAAGAAGATTACATCTCCACCAATCTCTTGAATGGTATCTGTGGCTACACAACCAACCTTTTTTGTAATGGGTTGCAAGCTAAAATCAGCAAGAGTGTTACCAGTGAGTTGACTGATAGTCTTGTCTGTAAAGATAATCAATGATTCTCTAAACTCAATCAACCCTGTAATAACACCACCAACATTAATTACACCAGCACCTGCTGCCGCAGAGAAATCGTTATCAGTATAAGGAGCAGTGAAGGTGATCGATTCACCCTTAGCAAAGAACATTTGGTTCTTATGAAAGATTACAAACTTAGCTCCAATGACATCAGCCGGTGCATCATAGAGTGTTATAAAAGTAGAATTATTCCATATGAATGGTTTATTAAATTCATCAACTCCAACAATCTTATCGACACCAGCAATGTTGTATTTAGAAAAACGAAGCTTTACGCCAGTAGAACGATCTGTGCTAAGAAATGTAATTGCTGCATTGTCAGCGGGACTAGAGGCAAGAGTAGGATGTATCGACAACGTAGCTGCTGTGCTAGTAACTGTCGGGATAGCCAACACTGTGTATACTTTTTGAACACCAGCAATTGAGAAGGTGTCACCAATCTGAGGAATACCTGTAAGACCATCTACAACAAGACTAGCACCAGTTTGAGATGCACCATTAACCAACACTGTACCTAATGATGGAATGTTAATCTTAGTAAAACCAGTACCAGTAGTTCTGTAAATGTCACCATTGCGATAGGCCAATACTGTGCTATCCCATGCAGCAACACCTTTGACAATACCCGTATGACTTGTAAAAGTAATAGCAGCTTTGTCAGCAGGGCTAGAAGCTAAAGAAGTTGTTAAAGTAATTGTTGCTGAGTTGTAAACACTATCATGAGTAACACCACCAATAGCAATGGTGTATGTTCCAGCAACACCGGCAACGGTGAATGTAGAACCAGCGACAGGTGCTGTAGAGATATCTGCAATGTTAATTATTGTGCCGGTCTGACCAGAGCCTTGAATCTTTGGAAGTCCATAGGCTGGTATAAAGGCATCATCATACTTAGCGTATCCTTCAATACGGCGATAGCCACCCTCTGTAGATGGCTCAAAGTTTTTAAGAATGCGAGCGCTACCGGGCAACTGTGTACCGTGCTGCAAAGGAGACAGATTCGATATGAGTCCACCTTTGAATTCAAAAGGATATGTTTGCCAAGCGTCAGACATTAGCCAATCCTTGGCCCAAAGCGGTTGTTGTTAATCTGGCCTCCGCTAATGACAGTTGATCTAACATAAGAATATCGATTGACTAGTATAATACGCATGCGTTTCATTCCTTCTTCAAATTTTGCTTTAGCTAAGCTGGCAGCTTGCTCATTGCTTCTAAAGAGATATGCGTGATACATTGCACCATCAATGATGATATGACGAAAACGCTCTGGAATATTTGGAACAGCAGTTTGAGTAGATAGCTCAGAAGGTATACTATAATACTCGTAAACAATCTCATATGCTTGATTAGGTGCAGGAGTTACACCCCATTGCAAACTGGGTGCGTGAAATACAGAGGACGGAATAGTTCGCTGAGCAGTGCTTGTGTCGTATTCTTGGTCAACTGCATTTTCAAGATAGTCTTCGTAAGCGACAACAGATAACTTAACTGTGTCATTATTTAATGCTGAACTGCGTTTAATTCTAAAACTATCAAAGTCAATTGAACCAGCATTACTTGGGAATGCATAACGAGTAACACCAGCAGTTAAAGTTTCTTCTGCTAAGACATGGTTAAAAGGCCACTCGTAGTGTGTTTGATTTATATCGCGGATAGATGCATTTACTGCATCTTTGATGTGGGCATAAAAGCCAGTGGCAGTATTGAAAGTTGTTGAAGTGAGTTCAACTTCGTTAAGGCGGCGATTAACCTCATTCACCAATCCGATATAATCGTATGCCATAACTTTTCCTATTTAATAAACATATAAACAACAAAAGGGGAAAGCCTAGCTAAAGACTCCCCCCTTCGCTTTTCTAGCTATTAAGCCAGTTGGTCGCGGTCAGCTTCGTCTGTTGCAGGACGGCCATCAACATTCATCAACACAGCCCACACACGAGCAACACCAGAAGTAGGTGCAGTGGTAGCAGTGGCGATCAACAGGTCTCT